CAAGGGCGCAGCGCTTCAGGCATACCAGTTTTGACGTATTTCATCTCACCAGTATCACGTTCAATCTGAAAGCTGCGTTGTGGCACCCAGAATAGATTTTGTGGCAACCAAACATCGCCGCGTTTCCAGTCAATTTCAAGCGCTGCAAAACCTTTGCCGATGGCATCAGTTAAGTCATATTGAGCATCCTCAAACCGTGGGATTGACTCCAGCATTTCTTTTAACTCAACATTGCGGTCAAGCTCTGACTGTGTAGCATCGTCTTTTAAATGCAATTGCCAGCCCAGCCCTGTCACCGCACGGCGGCGTTTACCTAGTTCACTAAATATATGTGAGTCTTGCTCTTCTACCAGTTCAAACAATGCGGCTTGATCATGAATGTAGCCTTGATCTGCTGCCGCAAAGGCACTGGCTAAACGTGACGGGTCTAGCGTATTGACTGAGCGATAGTTAAGCTCTGTTGAGCTGGTAGAGCGTGCGCCAGCTTGAAGCTCAAGGTCTGGCTTGGTTATGTTGGCCGTGTTATTTTTTACAAGGCTTGCTTTGCGTCTTCTAGTCATCATCATCCCAATCATCTTCGTTACTGCTGCTATTACGGCTCGTGCTGCGTTGTTGATTACGCCCACGGCCTGCGCTTGTGTATTCCCATTCGCCACCAAACTGGTATGCGATTGTTTTAAGCATTTCCAGTGCATCTGGGCCATCATCATGATCAGCTTCAGGGTAAAACTTAAGCTGCTCAATCAAGGTTGATTGCGTGCGGTGCAAGCGAATTAAACCGTTGTTAATGTGCGGTTGCAGGCTGATAATGCGCAGGTCTTTATCGTTATCTGGTGTAACA